TAAAAGTTTACGAAGTGTTCAAGTACCTCTACACCTTCTCCCGTTGCACACACACGGTCTATGTGCGTCCTAACCTGGTATACAATGTGGTTCTTGATTGTTAATTGTGATATAAATTTGTTTGCCTCTTTGACAAGGTCTTTGGTTTTTTGGTCCATGTAAATATTTACGCAGACCAGTATTTGTGGCTACATATTGTTGGAAATAACACTTCCTATGATTGTGACTAATGTGGTCAATACCATACCAAGAATCCAAAAGATTCTATTGTCTAATCTGTCTAGGCGATCTTGGAAGAACTTTCTATTGTCTTTTACGTTGTCTTCTAACCTGTGTATACAGTCGTGTATATGTGTTAGATGCTGTGACTTGATCTGCTCAGTTTCGACATGTAATCTGATTACATCCTCTCTTAGTTCTTGGTTGGTAATTCTTTTAGTCATGTTATATTCCTAACATATCTTTTAGTTTTTGCCATATTGATTTACAGCCTTTTTTAATCTTCGTCCACATATCCAATGTTCTCCCTTAGTATTGCTAATTTGTCCTTGTCTTGTTGTATTATGCAAGGCACATGTGTAGAATCACCGCCTTCTGCAGGATGACTCCATAAGAATTCACTGTGTGTGTACTTGTTGTTCATTTTGTCTGCTAATTGTTCTAATTGTTTTGCTGTTTTGTTTTTGTATACGAATACAAATGCTTCAAACTTGGTTGCAGGGAATAAACATGCTATTGTGCTTAAACACTTCTCATCATTTTCCCAAACAAGTATTGAATCCATTAATTTATAACTCCAAGGACATACATTTCGTATACGAGAGAAGTACTTTACCCAAGTACTATCCTCTTTTGCTACCTTTGCCTTTCTTAGGTCCACCACGTTGTCCTTTCTTTTTCTTTTTCATTCCGCCTCTTTGTCCTGGCATATTATTCTCCTTTTTCTAATTTAGTTATTTGTTGATCTACCCAACTTTTTATTCCTGGATAACCCCATAGTGCCATTGCTAGTATAACACCACCGTCTTCCATTGTTTTACCTTGACGTCTTGCCCTTTTATAATTAGGTTCATGTCTTGCTATGAAACTGCTTATTCTTTTCAGTGTGCTAAGAGTCATGTTATCGCCTTTGGCAATTTGATTTGCTCTTGCTAAGCCTACGGCTGTGCCTGCTCTTTTACTCATTGGTAATGTTTTGCGTGTTTCCAGTGCTTTTCTGGCTGTTTGTTTTGCTGAACTTGGTGCTACTGGCATTATACGTCCTCATATCTCCATTCTGTGCCTGTCCAGAATGCTTGTTTTGTAAATCCTGTATCATAGTCATAGTATTGACCTATTTGTGGACTTTGATCTGTGCTTGATATACCACTTTCAGTAGGTGCTTCAGGTCCTGCGCCTATATATTCTCCTGTTTCTGTTCTATACCAGTAGTACATTAGAATCCTTTGTTTAGTTGTGGCGATTTCAATACTTCACCATTTGTTGCTGAGCCTGTGGTATCTTTTTTAGCAATATTACTGCTACCATTAGGCACAAAATACACATTACCATTACTACTTGCTACAGCACCTACATTGTTACCTCTGTTATTGCTTATACCAGTGTTTCTAGTCACAGTATTTGCTTGAGTATCAAATATATGTTCTTCTGAACTTGTCATGTTAAAGTTTGCAAAATACACATTACCATCTGCTCCTAAGGCACCGCCAATGTATGCTTGAGTAGTAGTACTCCAACTGACACCATAAGTATCTACATAAAAACTATCATCACTGGGATCAAACACAAATATACCATTTACACCATATGTAACACCGCATATTCTACCATCTGCCATCATTGCGCCACCTTGGCATGCTCCTATATTGTTACCTATTACACTACTGACATCTACATCAGTCCAACTGTTACTGTCTTCATTATAGTAAGCAACTTCTTGTCCATTGAACGGCATAACATAAATATTGCCATTCATATGCGGTACACAACCCATGTGTTCAAAGTTTTCACTGAGTGTTTTTCCTGAACTACTTGCTGTATTTGTTGCTGGATCATATATGGTGAAAGCACCGCCACTGTTTCTAGGTTGAAACATAACTTTACCACTTGGTAGTGTTGCTCCACCAATGTTTTGAGTGTTATAACTGCCTGTTGGTGTAATTTCTGTGCTACTACCATCTGCTGGATTGAATTCTAGTATTGTACTAGCACCTTGAAATGCTGGACAGTATATGTTACCATTACTTGCTAAAACACCACCAGTATATTCATTAGAACTCACACCACTTAAAGATATTTTTGTAAAACTGTCATCACTTGGATCAAGTTCTAACATGTTGTTTTGTTCTCTTGGACACATGTAAATATTGCCGTTATCTGCTGTAACACCACCTCTATATCCCATACTACTAGCAGTTACTAAACTGGCTGTATGTGCTCCACTGCCTGTAAAATCACCTGTGACTTCTGCTGTAAATTCAGAATCAGTCATATAGCCAGGCCAATCGTAACTAGCACCACCGCCACCACCACCTGGTGTTGTGGCTACCCCGAATAATCCTTGTCTTGCACTAAATGGCATGTTAACCTTTTAATTCATGTATAAGAATTCTGGCTTCTGTGGGATTTGTTATCAATCCATCATTGACTACTTGTTGTGCTGTTAATTCGTCAATACCCTCTGCAATTAAACCTTCAATTATCTGCTCTTGCGTTATTTCACTCATCATCTACTCCTATTTGTAATCATTTGTTAAACTTGCTAGGTAATCTGTGCCATCATAAACAACACTTATAACATCAATGTTACTTGCGCCTGTTGATAGTGTGCTGTTGCCTCCAGCAAATTTGAATGAACTGGTTAATGCGTGTGAACCTGTACCGTCTTGTGTAATTTTTATTGTGGCACTTGTGCCTGCTACAGCATTTGCTATACTATTGATAGTTATACCACCTGTTGCTGTAACTGTAAAAATAGTACCTGTGTTAGCATTTAAACTGCTACTAATATCACCACTTTGGTCGCCTAGTGCTACAACTGTTTCATTAAACTTCTTGAGTACTGTATTGTCACCCTGTACAGCACCTGTAGTTGTAACATTACCACCACTTACATTACCTGTAGCAGTTAATGAACCAGTTGATGTTATACCTGTTGTAGTGACATTACCACCACTTACATTACCTGTTGCTGTTACTATACCACTAGTTTGTATACCAGTACTGCTTACGTTCGCCCATTCACTAGTTAAACTTGATGCTTGTGATACAATGTTTGATGTGATTCCTGGGCCTTCACCTAAACTGATTATTTCATTAGAACCTATATATGTGTTTGCATCTACATATCCTAAGAAACTTCTCAGTGTGCCATCACTGCCTCGTGCAATATGCCTTATATCCATGTCTTGGGCACTTGTCCAATCACTGCCTGCTGTACCAGTTATAAATGCTGGTGGAAGTGTAGTACTTTGTTGGTAACCATCATCTTTGGTTGGTCCAAACCATGCATATTTTCCTATCTCATAATTTTCACGTGGATAATGATGACTAATTGGGTCATTTTCATTACCATACAGTGATCCTAGCATTATACGTGGACCACCTCTGCTGGTTAAGGTACCGCCGCCGGCTTGAACACTATTATCAACGTGTGAGAAGAAGTTCATGCCTGCTTGAATACTTGAGGAGCCTTGGTTAAATTCATTGCGGAACTCTGTAGTACCTGGATATTTGATATTAATACCAAAGTTTGGAATACCTTCTCTATAATTCATCCTAGCACCCATACCAGTGTTTGCACCTATGGTTAAACCATTTTTAAGATTCAAGAAACCATCTGGTGTTTGTAACTGACTTGCTCTAACAGCCTTACCAGATGAACCATATGCCGTGCTGGCATTTATTGAATAATCAGATGCTGTGACTTGTGCATCTATATCTGTTATAGTTATACTGTTAAAGGTTGAGAATAAGTTTGCATAGTCAGGTGGTAAATTGTAACCTATTCTACCTGGGAATATAGCACCATTTATAGCATATCTAGATAAACTATCTGCACTCCAATTATAACCTGTTAATGCAAATCTATTGCCATCACTGTCAACAGCACTATGGAATATACCAACATACTCTTGACCACCTACACTATTATCACTTAGTGTCCTAGATATACTTTCAACAGCATTATTACTCATAACAATGTTTGCATTACCGCCTACATCACTGTTTGCTATGCTTGATATAACTGTGTTTTCTGGGAATCCGCACATTGCATCATCACCAATACATCCTATCAACATCATGTTAGAGGTAAAATGCGTTGCTACATCAGCCGCAGTCTTGCCATTTGGTGTATAGAAGAATCCAAACGTAAATGGTGTACCATCAGTATCTACCGTACTTAACCCTGTTAATTGTACTACATTACTGCCTGCTGTTGTTGTTATTGTACCATCTGCTGGGAAGTTATCGCCACTTGGTCCTGCTAACACACCACCTACATAAGTAGCACTTAATTCAGTGTTAGCACTTGCACTCTGAGTTATACCTAAATCTGAAAAAGGTGTACCATATACAGTTTGGTTATAATGTCCTCTTTGTTCAGTGATTATTGATGTATAATCAGTATCAGCCATGGTTGTTGTGTTATTAATTATGTTACTATTGATTGTTAAATTACTGGTAGATATTGCAATTGTGTTTCCAAAAGCACTACGCCCACTTATTGCATCTACCTCCAATGATTTTACATTCCTAACGTTTGCGCCATTACCATCAGTAGATTCAGTAACAAATAAATTAGCATCTAATGAGCCACCTGTGGCTGAAACATATACATTGCCTTTTAAATTAACATTACTTTCTGCATAAAGATCTGAATTTGCTGTAAGTCGTCCCTCAACTGTTTGGTGGTAATCTACAACAAATTGAGTGTTATTCAGAAAGCCGCCGGAATAAGTACTTGGTTTGGCTAGCAGTAGATTACCTGTACCCGAAGAATTTCCATCAGGCCATTCAAAATACATACCCCATGCATCTGTGGTATCAGTAGTAATATTATCACTTGTTTTAAATGTCCAGATTGGTACAAGTTTGTCTTGCATTTCAACATCATGACTGGCATCCATGGCTGGACCATAAACTTGATAACCACTTAAACTTTGTTTATTCAATCCATATCGTGTTAAAGGTATTGAACTTTGCGGTTCTACATTAGAACCATTAAAAAATACTGGTTGTACTCTAGCACTTCTTCCACTATTTTGGGAACCTACAGTACTAGGCATAAACACATTACTTAAAGCAGTTAAATTACTTATTGATGAATTACCATCATATGCTAATAATTCGTCTGCAAAAACTGCCGTTGTGGCTTGATTTGAGGCATTACCAATAAAGATATTACCATCATTTAAGTTAGGTGTTGCGTTTGTTCTACCAGCACCTGTAACAGTAATCTTACCACCAGGACTACCACCTTTGATGACTTTACCAATCTTTTGTAACAGACTGCTTTCGCCTGTTGGTGCTGAGTTTGTTAAACTACCTGGTGTTGTGCTGACAAATAAACTGTCTCCTGTTGTAAATGATGTGGTATCATAACTGGTTATTTCACCATATATTACAACGTTACCTGTTGAACTACTGCTAATTGCTTCTTTGGCAATACCAAATGCCGGCATCTTTGCGGCATCATCGGCATCTGCTTTAGATACTTCTGGATTATCTCCTGTGCCACCACTTATGTATACAGCATCGCCTTTTGCTATGTCTTCACCGGCTATACACACTCTTACTATGTTTTCTGATGTTACATCACTGGTAACATTTGTGATATTTGATCCATCACCATGGAAGTAAGTAGCATTTATGTTACCAAAATTATCGATGTTTGCTTGAGCATTATCTGATTGTAATGCTGTAAATACTGAACTGGATAGAACACCATTTGCTAAATTAATAATACCGTCATCTGTTCCTGCTGTACCGGCATCAAATGCTATACTGTTGGTTAACATACTCAGTTTGCTACGAACATAATCATAATGGATATAGTGTGGGGCGCCGGCGGCATATGAAGTAATGTTACCTGCTAGTTCTAGAAAACTACCAGTATTACTACCTTGTATTGCGGATACATTACTAATTGATCTTGTTTTGTAATCGATTGTTCCAGTGGGATTACCAGTTGGTGTACTACCATAGTCTACACCTGTTAATACTTCTATATCTACTGGTTTGAATGTGAAAACACCTGAGGTATTGTCATATGCCAATGAACTGTTTCCACTTGTAGTTGTGCCTGTTGTGACACTAAAATCTGTTAAACTTACTGTACTTGACAAGTCTGCTGGAGCAAATGTAAATACACCTGTACCTGAATCATATGCTAATGATCCACCTCCACTGGCACTTGTTGTTGTTGTGCTAACTAAGCCTCTTACATCACTGTCTGCTGGTCCTGTGTATGTTATTACACCTGTACCTGAGTCATATGCGGCACTACCTAACCCACCTGCGTCAGTAACACTAATATGGGCTCTTGTTTCGGCGGCACTTGGGCCTGTGTAAGTAATTACACCTGTACCTGAATCATATGCTAAACTGCCGTCGCCACCTGAGTCTGTTACACTAATGTTACCTCTTGCTCTTGCGGCTGTGAAGTATAAGTTAGTACCTTCTGCTAGGTCACTAGTGCTTGTTGGTATTTTGTATTCTGTGCTACCATCATTAGAGAATTTCCAACTATCTGAACCTTCATCCCATTTGATATATGTGTTAGCACTTGATCCTCTGTCTACAAATACCTGTGAATTAGCACTTGGTGAACCTACTGTACCATATTGTAGTGTTATGTTACGGTCTTCTACAAATAAGTCTACTACTGTTTCTGAATTTATATTACCTGTTACATCTAGGTTACCGCCTATACTGACATTACCTGTTGCTGTTAAACTGGTTGCGCCTGTGAATGTACCATGTGCGGCACTGGTATTTGCTGTTGTAGTTAAATTAGCACTTGCGTCTAGGCCATTTGCTTCTATAAACGTTTTTACATCAGCATTTGTTAAACTGTTTGTTGCGGCAGGTGTAAAGTCAAATACACCTGTTGAATTATCATATGTTAATGAACCGTTACCACTTGGTGAATTTGTAGTAAGACTTATATTGCTTCTTACTCTTGCTGGTGTGAAATATAAATTTGTTGTTCCTTCTGTTAAATCATCAGTAGTCTTGCCTGAAAATATAGCACTTTCGTCAACACTAATTTGGCCATTTGCTTCTAAATTTATCGGTGATACATTTGAAAAATGTGCTAATACTTCTGCTTGACTTGGTCCTGTGTATGTAAATACACCTGTAGTGTTGTCATATGCTAAACTTCCATCTCCTCCTGCATCAGTAACACTTATGTTACTTCTAACTCTGGTATTTGAAAAGTATAAATTTGTTACACCTTCACTTAAATCGTCTGTGCTTCTTGCTGTAAATATTGCGGCTCCATCGACACCAATTTCACCGGTGCCTGTATCATAATTTATAGCACCTACATTAGAAATACTGCCTCTAATGTCTGATTGAGCAACACCAGTGTATTCTATATCGCCATTTGTTTGATCAAAAGCAATATTACCATAACCACTAACATTAGTTGTAGTAATTGTGCTGTATATATCAGAGTTACTAACACCTGTATATTGAATTACACCATTACTTGATGCACTATTATCATATGCTAAATTACCAAAGCCACCAAGATTACTTACACTTATACCTTGTCGTATCTGTGAGTTAGAAACAACTGATATGTTACTTACTGATACATTTGAAGTAGTTGTTGATACGTTTACTGTATTATTGGTAGAATCAACGTTTATAGTTGGTTCTGATACTGATACTATTATGTTAGCCATTTAGTCTCCTAGGATGTTGGAATAGGTGTAAATCCTGTGCTAAGTTGTGGATTGCCTATTGTTACGTCAGGTTCATACCTTTCAATTACTGCCCATCTATGCGATGTTGTTGTATTTGCGGCAGGATCTGTCCATTTAAAACTTACTACTGTAATAGGTACATTTGCTCTAGCATCAGGTATGATATTACCTGCGTACCGTTGACTTGGTATTGTGAATTTAACAGTTCCACTTGCGGCTGTAGTGGTATCAATAAAACCACTATCTATAGTGGTGTTACTACCAAAACTGCCTACTACATTAGACTCTGTAAAATTAGGATCGCCTGAAACACGATCATATGTTAATGTGTCAACCACTATGGTTTGATAATCGGCATCGAATGTATACGTTGATACATCAAAACCGTAATCGTATGTGAATTGACTTTGACTTGACGGAAACATTTCCAACATCTGTACGTTGTCTGCGCCGCCAATATAAGATTTAAAAGATAAAACTCTACCTGACATAACTACTCCTGAAGGGTATTGCTATATCACTGAGGCAATATAGCCATTTTTATTACTAGTATATTTATCGAATTAACTTGGTCTAGTAGGCCAAATGACGTTTGCAATGTCAGTTTCTGAACTGTATGTATCAGGCATGTCTCTAAGTGCTTGTCTATATGTTTGCCACTCTGCTTTTTTGCTGTCACTTAATGGTGAATCTTGTGCTTGAGTCCAGTCACTTACTGCTAACAGGTTGCGTCTTTGTATTCTTATTTCTTTTGATACATCTATTGTAGGCTCTGGTTTTGCTTCTACCACATGTGGATCTACACTAACATTTATTTGATAGTCGTCTACTTTGCCTTTGAGATCATATTCCATACTACTCAAATGACTTCTTCCAGTCAACATTTTTTCTAGACTTGTACTTGCTATTTTGATGTTTTGTTCAATATGCCCAGTGATATTGTTATAAATTATTACTTTTTGCATTAGAATATGTCTCCTTTATTGATTCTTATCCAGTCATATTTTAAATTAGTAAAACCTATTTGTCCGCCACTGTTTGTGTCCATTGTGTTTTTACCACGCAATACCACATTACCTGTGCTTAAATCTGCAGGTATAGTTAATTTTTGTACTGCTATCATGTTAGTAGGTATTTCGGCACTATTGTTAAGTGTTGAACCAAATTCTGTTGCTGTAAAGCCACCTTGTACATCTTCAAGCACAACATTTGCTCTCAAACTAAAGTTTGCTACACCACTGGCTGGTATTGCTCCTACTGGCGTGCCAGTTGCTACAAAACTGTAGTCTCCTGGTTCTAAACCATCTAGGCTTAATTTAAAGTCTAGTTCCCTAGGTGTAAATATATCTTTAACAACATCTGTGTTACTGAATGCTAAGTTGGCTGCTGGTTGATCTTCGATCTGTGTGCCTACTGCCAAGTTGGCCAACGGTGCTGTTGGAATTTGTCCGCCCCATTTGTCGGGATCATATACAAGTGCTGTACCTGATATGTTTCCTACTGGGTTAGTAATTAGTCCACCACTGACTGCATCAACAGTGAATGTGCAATCATGTATAGTATCTATGCCTCCTAAGTTGGCTCCACTTAATGTTACTGTATCGCCTATGACAAAATCAGGTGTACTACTTGATACAAATACTGTTGTATATGTATCTGGCAATGATTTAAATACTGTACACACACAACTTGTACCAGTGCCTGTTACACTTTTGCTTGGCACATTTGGGATTATGTTTTTAAACACAATTGGAGGTATAATTGGAGGTATAGGTGGTATTACAGGTATATCAATAGGATCATCTTCTTCTTCACTTTCTGTAATAGTTGGTTCTGTGTATACACTTGAGTCATACTCTAACAGCAATAAATTACACAATATCATACCATCTTGACCTAATGCTTCTGTGTTTTTCATTACACGAAATAACTTGTCACTAAATCCATAATCACTATTAGTTAGTTTTACAACATCACCGGCGTCTATTTGTAGTCCTGAGAAATCACTGGTGCATTCTACAACCATACCTTTTCTACTTTGATTTAGATCAATGTTTCCTAGTTGTTCTGCATGTATATTATTGTTAACCAACTCTGCTCTGTAATCTAAATTATTATCTGGTTCGCCTGTGTTTCTATCTCCACTTGGTGTTTCTACTAATATGGTATTTGTTTGATCTTTTCTGTTTTGATCAGCAAACTCTACTGTTATACTATTAAGTTGTTGATATAATTCTGTACTACTAACAGATATCTTACTAACTATATTGTCATCATTGAGAACAAATGCTGAACTTAATTCACTGCTACTATATGGTCTGTTTGGAATAGCCGCAAATTTGCCTTGCTTTCCATCAAATGTAAAGTATGTTGCGGCATTTCTACATATTTTGTCTATGTTATCCATACAACTATCAAAAGTACTCAAATAACCATTGATTTGATATCTGTCTATAGTGCTACTACCACCAGTGTTAGGTGTATAAGTAATTTGTTCATCACAATAACCTTTCATCTGTGTATTTGCTGTGCCTAGTATACTTGTTATGTCTATATCACTATTGGCTAATCCAGCACCGTATCGACTTGATTTCAAATAATCGAACAATACTTCACCTGGATTGTCTTTGCTATTAGTAATATCAAATGTCATACTACCTAGTCCTGTAAGACCATTTTCAGCATCATAATCTACTTCAATCATTGCAAATACTAATCCTTCCATAGTGTAATGACTTGTACCAAACACATTCCAGTGTGGCATCATTGTTGTGGCATTTACGGCACCTGATGTTGGGAATATCTGTTTAGCACTGGTAGTATCACCAGCATATACTCTTATACGGATTTTGTTTGACCAATCTTCTGTGGTTGTGGCATTTGGATCTGTATAACTGACTACATTTGCTCCTGAGAAGTTTAGTTTTCTATCACCCCAAAAGATCTGATTAAGTGTGTATGAACCTACATCATGGCCGTCACTTAATTCACTGAGTGTGATACAATAGTGCATAGTGTTGTTTTGATTTGATATAGCAACATCTGTTATTGGACCACTCATGAAATTACGGCCATAAGCCACACCGATCCTGTTGTCAGTACTCGGGGCCACCTGTACTTTACTGCCATTGGCTCTGCCCATGGCGCCTACGTCCGGAACATCAAATACTCCTAAAAGTTTTGCTGTACCGAATGCCAAGCCTGCCGCAATAACACCTGCTACAACACTACCTAATAGTGTAAGTCCTGTTGCTGTGACCAATGCGCCACCTATTGCTGTTGCTATTGCTGTTCCTATTGCTGTAAATACTGCCACCTGTTACTCCTACCCTGAATAATAAATTGTTTCTATTGGCCTAAAGCCATATTTTTCTATTTTGATGTCTGGTGATTGCTCCATTAATGTCATTGTGTATCCTTGTATTTTACCTACTTCTTTCATTGCTTTTGCTATATTCAAATACTTTAAGAATAATTTACCACCTATAGCACCATCTCTAAACTCTGGTTCAACCCACCATGCGGCTTCTCTAAGTACAGGAGGCAATTGAGGCAACCATATATCTCCAGCCGGCATGGCTATAAAGAATCCTGCAGGTTTGCCTTTTTGTTCAGCATACAATAACACACCTTGTTTCATTACTGTATAGAATACTTGATCTATATAATCCTCATCATAATGTGGATTATGTAAGTAATCAACTGGCGCACTATTGGCAAAGTTGACAAACATCTTTTTTATGTTCTTAAAATCTTTTACTTCTGCTTGTTTTATCATATCTTTTCATCCTTTATATCTTTATCTTTGTTGTTGATTATAGCCACCACCGCCTCCACGGCCACGACCACCGCCACCGCCACCGCCTCCTCCGCCACCATATCCACCATATGTGCTGTATTCTTTACCAAAGTCGAAACTGGTATTGTACAGTATGGGTATACGGTTGAAACTTCTGTCTGCGGGGAATAGTCTTTTTCGGTCTTCAGGATTTGTTCTTTGTCCTGATATCTTGTTACTGAGTACTGTTAATTGACTTGCAAGTGTCACTGTGACAGCATAGTCCATTTGTTTACTTAATACATTTACTTGTTCATCTATTTTGTAATTGGTTATAACACCTTTGAATCTTGTGTACACATTGCCTGTTAGTTCATATGTACTTGTATCTACAAATGCTCTTTTCAACACAACATTACCACCTTTTACTGGATTATCTAATATTTCTTGTAGATAGTTTTGTCCACTTGGAATACCACTTAATGTTAAACTTAGATCATTAGCATTGTATTTTAGATTGTCATCTATATTGCTTACACTTAAGAAAGCACCTAGTTCTGTGTAATTATTGCTGTCTACTGTTACAGGTTTCCAATTACTACTGAGATAATAAACATTAGCACCTAATTGTAAATCAATAAGTGTTATAGGTGATATGTTAGTACCTTGTACTTCTGTAATTGTTGTGCTCATTAAGTTATAATCTCTACAAATTCAAAATCACCAGCAAATTCAATTCTATCATGTGGCACAATGCTGTATGTTGGACAAACCATTGCTTTTACATGAAACCTACATTCTGTGCCGGTTCTAAGTCCGCCACTGGTTATAACTTGTCCTGACTGTTCTAATACAGGTCTGTGTACAGGTATTGTTACATTGGCTGACGCACTAAATGAAACATCTGATGTTACTTGATATGGATATCTGTATATGCTACTGTTACCTGCAGGTTGTACATAATCACCTTTCTTAAATAGTGTTCCTGATCCTGTTACAGTACTGGTATTGATGTATAACTCTTTGCCATCTCCACCTACCATAACAATATTGTTTAGTTCTGAATCTATTACGTCACCTTGATATGCTGTAACATAGTTCATGCCAGTATTGTTTGATAAACTGATATTTGCTTCTACTGTTCTATCAGCAGAGTCAATGTCTTCAAGTACACCTCTATTTTCTGAATATTTTAAGCCAGGTACACTACCTACTGTAAATTTATACACACTGGGTTGGCGTTCTGCTGTTTTTACATGTCCACTTCTACTAACACTCATTGCTGTGGTCTTGCGTTTATCTACTGATATGAATGTTGCGTTATCTATAATTGTTTGAAAACTCATTATCTACTCCCTGGTATTGTTCTAGCACCTGCTTGGGTTACAGCATATATAAACTGTGGATCACTTGCTACTAACTGTTGGAAACTTGGTGCGTCTACGGCTTGTATGTTATATGTGACACTTGTACCACCACCCCCAATACCTGGCCCACCTGCTAATGACTCTGTGATATCATTAGGTATAACTGTACCTGAGTTTTTAGGTATAAACAGTTCTGGTCCTTCTTCACCAACTATGTATGGTTGTCCTGCTTTTGCTGGTCCACCACCTGCTAAGCCAAATAACATCATCAATGGTCCTGTTATTGTTTTTTGTATAAATGCTTTTGCTAGTGTTATCTTTATAAAGTCTGCTAGGTCACTGAAGTCTGCTTTACCATTAACAAATGCTTCTGCTAAGGCATCTTCAAACATCTGTGCTGATTTGACCATGCCATCTGCCAGTGTCTTAGTAAAGTCACCCACATCACTGTTAGCAAATGCATCTTTGATCTTATTCATCAATTCATCGCCAAATACTAATTGTGCTATAGCACCTAGTTTTTCTAATGTTTTAGCACCAGTATTTTCATATGCTATAAAGAATTCATCAACTCTATTAACGCCAAATAATGCGTCGAGTACTCGATCACCTAGTGATTTAGGTATTTTTTCACCTACAACAACTATTTCTTCTATTATGTCTTCAACTTTGTTCTTGGCATCTTCTTTGGTACCTAATAATAGATCAACTAGACTTTGGCCACTAGTTGATTTCTTAAATAACTTTCCTTCTCCTATAGACTCTAGACTGCCTTGTAAAGATAATAACTCTGGGCCTGCCTCTTTTGCAAAATTTATAAGTGCAACTAATGCCGGAGGAAGCATTACTGTATCTATTATTCCCCCCATACCTTTTAATTTGTCAAATAAATCAAATATACTAACTAATTCTTCGCCTTCTTTGGCTAATGAAGGAAACAACTCAACACCAAATAATGATCCAAATAATCGAATAACATTAACAATAGCATTACCAATATCAACTAAAGTGTTGAATACACCCTCTAATGCTAATATAACTGTTGATAATATGTCAATAAATTTGTCTTTTAAAAATGCACCAAACTCTTCTAAACCACCTGCGGCTTTAATTTGTTGTTGAATAAAGCCTCTAAATTTTCTTGTTACTGCTTCTAATGTAGGTGCAAGTGCGGCTGTAAATTGGTTAATTAAACCACCTACAATTGCTTGTAATCGATTAAATTCATCAGCAAATGCTTCTACACCTGATATGCTGTTTGTTGATAATATAAAGCCTAATGCTTCTGCTTCATCGAAGAATGCTCTTAATCCATCACTACCATCTCTTAATGTTTCTACTAATTCTGCACCTTCACTGTCAAACGCCTTAAAGGCTAAACTAAGTGCGTCTGATTCATTCTTGGCATTCTTAATACCATCTGCAAATTCAAATAGTATTTCTTCAGCACTTTTAACTTGACCATCGACGTTTCTTGTTTCTATACCTAACCTTTTTAGTGCAGGTAATAACTCACCTGTGCCTTTTGCGGCTTCACCAAATCTTCTACTGAAACGTCTTAATGCTACTGCGGCTTGATCCGCACTAACACCACTTTGTTCTGCGGCAAATTGGAATTTTTGTAATGTTTCTGCGGCAAAACCTGTTGTTTTACTTACTTTACCCAGACGATCAATTGTTTGGACACTTCTAGCAACAAGGAATGTTAATGCAGTTGTGGCGGCTGTTACTGTTACTGCCGCAAACTTAGCCGCATTGCCTAATCCATTAAGGCCTGCTTTTAGACCAGATGTTAATCTAGTACTTTCTTTAGCATTTCTGTTAAACTGACTATTGTCTAGGGTCAGTTTAGTTTTGATTTCTGCCATTATTTGTTACTCCGTTTAATGAACTTATCTAGTTCATCTTCTATATGTTTTATTGTTGGTTCAGCCATGCCTTTAGGTGCCTGTGTGCTGTAACCACTTCTAGTTTTACCAGTGCCGTTTGCAGGAGGATTAGGATATAATCCTTGATCTAGTACTCCTGCGTATGCATAATCACCAATTACTGAATTACGTTTGCGAATTGTTTTACGCCTTGCATTACCACCATCTATAGGTGTTTGCTTTCGATATTCTTTGACCATTTCTTTAACCAAGGTTTCATCGACATAAGTTTTTATGTCTCTTAATTGCTTGTTAAAAGCATCATCATCTACTGTGACTTTGATTTTTGCCATATATCTTGTAACTCTTCTTGTGAATATTCTTGATTTAAATCTCTATCAGGATTATTCTTTATTTGCCTATACTTTTCTACTGCTATATGTATTTGTAGATCTCCTGTATTGGCTTGTTCTATCACTTGGTAAGGTAGCATTCCATATTTTTGTGCCATGGTATCTATAACTAACATCATAGAAAAAATGGGGTCTCTATCAGTGTATCTCTGGGTTACTACTTTCCCACAATGTCGACTACTTTTACCATAGCCGCATTTAATAAATCTGTTGGCAACACATGTTTTTCATCCATTACTGGCACGCCGTCTTCATCAAGTACTATTTCTTTTACTAAGTCAATCATGCTTGTGAAGTCATCTGTTTTTATGCCTGCTAACTTTGTGTATCTATCTAATGGCATGCGATCATACATCCAAAAGTCTACTGCTTCACCGTACTTTTCTAGTAAGGTTTCGTCGTCTATAGATACTTTGATTAGTTTTGGTTGTGTTGCGAGTTCTTTTAATTTCATATCTTACTCCTTTAAATCTCTATCTTTTAAATTATGTATAGCACTTATTGTAAATGCTATTCTGTTTTGTGCTTTTTGTATATCTCTAGTTGCACATCTAATTTCGTGTTGAGCCTTGGCTACTTCTGCCTCAATCGACGTCAGTATCTCCTGTGGACTCTTGTCGTTCCATATCTCCATATCCTTTGTCCTCTACATCTATATTTATTTCTTTTTTAGGCTTTTTACTGCCCTTGCTATCTGGTAATACTATACCATGTTCTTTAGCATATTCGTCCATATCATGTTCTACACCATGTACAACGATAACACGATCTTCACGACCTTGCCATACGCCATCATGAAAGTTTCTCATAAATTTATGTTCCATATCTTTCTCCTATAATACAACACCCCCACTATTGAGGGTGTTATATATGTAAGTTATTTTAACTTATACGGTTGCTTTGCTCAATTCGCCATTAACGGTAATTTCTAATGGTGAAATCCATACTGCTTGATCAATGGATGCCGATGCGGCTATTCCACCGATAAAGCCTTTACCTTTAATATAATAATCACCTGAGTCTGCACCTTCAAATGCGATAGTAAAGAATGTTTCTGTTTTATTCTTACTAGTATCGAATAGACCTGAATCTGCTGTGAGGTTAAGACCTCCTGCTACTGCCAGACCAAAGAAAGTTGCTTCGTCTATAAGCATGTTTCCTGAAATGCTGTTTTCATTTACTGTTGTAAACGCACTAGAACTACTAGAATCCAAAGTTGAATATCTAACTGTTCCAGGTGATGCGTTAACAGAAACGTCTTGCATTAAAGGTACTACCATGGCATTAGTTGCCCCTGGTAGACTCAATGCTTCAGTGTTACCTAATGTCAAAATTGCCTGCGAACCTGCTGTTACGTTTATTACGCCCATTAGTTTCTCCTATTTGTTATACAGTTATAAACTCGAAATCAAACGTGTACGTTATGTAGTCTGTAGTGATTTCGGTTTCGGTCGCACATTCTTTTGAATATGGACCAGTTATTTGTAACCTTGCTTCACGTATACTATTTGTAATAGTATCAATGTCGCCTGGCTGATTTTTAGCATCTACTGTGAGATATCCAGTTACACTAGTCAGTGTTTGATACACATCACCATCAAGTGTATTATACAATACTTCTTTGCTGACGTTGTCCTGATCAATATACAAAGTTTTTTTATTCTTTATATCCAACCTAACATCACCACTTTGTTCAAACGGTAATTCTGCACTAACTGACACATTACTGCCATTAAGTGTAGTTGTTAAGTCTGCGATCAGTGTATCTCTGAATGCCATTATCTTACTCTACTTATATTGCTTCTGCCTCTAGTACGCCTGTTAGGCCTGAATTTAACCATTTTTTCATTGGCTTGAACAGAACCATCATTATCAGCATCATACCAATCAAGTATGTCCATTAGTTCTCTGAATAAATCATCGAACTTACCGGCATAGTACTCAATCTTTTGTACTTCTGCTGATTCAGGGTTACCAAAGTCTGCAATCTTAGGTAGCAAATATTCCTTTAAAGTATAGTAACTACACATATCAGTTATATCTGATTTTCTACCTACAATCAAGTTCATGTTGATAGGGGGTATATCATCTATAGAATCATATCCCCCACCAGCATATCCGAGGTATTCTCTCCATCTAGCACTAGCACGGATCTTTTCATTGATCCTGTTAGTTGCCTTCTGTGCCAAATCCTCTAAGTAATTATCTAGGCTTCCAGGTGTGTCAGGAACATCAGTAAAGTTGACCTCATTGGCCTCAAAGATACGTTGATCTTTGTCCTTTATGTCTAATGCTTCTGCGTAACTAATTACGTTTCCTGCTCCATCTGTTATAAATGCCATAATCTTACTCCCTTACGCCGTTAATAGGCCTTCTGGAAGGTTATTACTTCTAACAAATTGGCAACCAATTGCCTGCGTGATTAAACCTTGTAACAAGGCATCATTTGCTAAGTCTTGAGCAACTGAACCGATTGATCCACTTGATGCTCCAACACCATTAAGTTCTTGTGCTAAAGCAAGTTCTTGTGCTGGGTTAATAAATGCCCAGTAGAATCCACCTGTTGTAGGCGCATTGTCACTTCTTAAGTTAGCAACTGATTTTGAAATTGTGTTTAAGTTAGCATTTGATGAACCAACACCACTTTCAGTAGCAAAACATCTAATGAAGTTAGGGTTAGTAGCACTTCTACGTAACTGAGCAAAACCGTTTCTTACTGTGGCAACCATTTGATGGTCGTCATTCTTAACGTCGTTAAACATTTTAACAACTGGTTCTCTCTTACTTGCGTATGCTAGTCCTTCAGCACTCATTACAACACCTAAATCACCTGTGGTTAAGGCTGTGTTAGCAAAACCATCGTTTGGTACGTTGATGCCTGAGATGTCTGTTAATGCCGCAGTTGCTCCTGATAGTGCAACTCTGAAACCTTCGATGTCAGTTGATTGAGCAATTGAACTTGAAAGTCTTGTTACGACTGCGTTAGACACAGTAGCCATGCCACCATCTTCTAATGCTTCTTCTGAAACAGTTGTACCTGCTCCTTTCTTTGTTACTGATAAAGTAACTGATGTAGGATCGAAATCCGTACCTGCTGTTGACCCACTAATGATATCTTCATTGTCTGAGATTTCACTGTTTGATGCTGGCCAACTGTTTGTTACCGGTATTTGCATTTGGTTACCGATTGCACCTTCTAAGTTATAGTTGTGAACTAAAATAGCCGGGTTTGGAAGTAATACTGCATTTTGAAAATAAGGTATTAAATCTGCAACCACATTACTATATAACTCTGCAACTGTTCCTGTTGTTGTTGCCATAATTTTTCTCCTGTTAAATTAATTATGTATTATTATATCTAGAGAGTTGATCTAAAAGATCTTGTTCTCTCCATGTGTTTTTTAACCATACCATCCGTGACTTGATCACGTGGTAAAGTCTTATTTGCGTTTCGCACTTGAACATAAGCCGCATTATATTCTCTATCAGTTCTTAGTCTACTTTCGTTTACTCCTGCATTGCTAGAAACATTTTGCGGTGTTCTATCTGCGTCAAATGTATCTACACCTTTCTTGGCAAATGGTAAGCCTAGACTTTTACCAACTACTTCTACAGCAGTCTTGTAGTCTGGTTTTTCACCATCTACTGTTAAATAATCATTACCGTTTTTGATTGCGAACGTCTCGCCTTCTACTAACAGCATGTTTCTGGCTTTCATCAAGTCTACCACAGCATCTTTTTGCTCTGGCTTCCAACTAGTAGGCATATTATCCTTTAAGGAGGATACATGCTCCTTTACAGCATAGTCTGTTCTGACTTTGCTGAGTTCTGCTTTCAGTTCTTCAACTGTTGCCTCCCTCTTTTGAACAGCACTTCTCAGTGCTTCAACGTCTAGAGAATTATTCTCTGGAGATGCGTTTCGCAGTTCTGTTACTACTTGCTTAACTTGATCAATGCTATCAACATCTAGATCACTTAGTATTCTACTTTCCACATCCTTTTTGGCATTTGCGGCAATTCGGTTAGTGTCGTCTCTAGAATAAACTCTTACTCCGTCAACAAACATTTTACCTTCCTTGTGCTCTACACTAGGTGCTTTAGGTGTATCTACTACATCTGATTTTTGGTCATTTACTACCTCAGTATCAGTACTAACTGGTTGCACGGTTTCGCCTGCAACTGGCGTATCTATATTTTGTCCTTCCGACATATTTTATCTCCTATTGTCCCTGAGTTGGGGTATTATCAAGATATTAGAGACCTTTGTTAGTTGATGTACTAGACATTAACTCTTCAAGTCTCATGCGTATCTTGTCTCGCATATTGTTTTTAAAATCTGGTTCCGAGGCTGTCTGTCCGATAGCCGCCTCATATAATTCATGTGTTTCAAATGGCATGTATATACTACTACCATCTTCTTGAACGTGCTCGTGTGCGCCAGTTCCTCCTAATCTATTTGCTTCTGCTATTGCTTCTGCTTCTGTGTTGTAACTTGGTGCTTCTATGTCACCATTACCAAACATTTCTTCATATTTGTTTACAACATTGATTAAAACATCTATTTCTTTTAATTCTGCCTCTAATGCTCTTTTGTTGTATTGTCTGCTGTAACTTACACGGAAATCATCTGGCTTTTGTTGGTTTGTCCAATCAAAATAGATATCAAACAGTTTGCTTTCTGTATTTTCTAAGTTTGTGGCTTTCTTACGGATCAGTGCGGCAAGTTTATCGTCGAATATTTCTATTTGTTCGCCACTGTTACTTGCTTTGATTAAGTCTTCTGATCTTAACATAGCAATTTGTGTTAATTTGTTTATTTTGTTGTCTATCAAATCACGTATTTCTGTGATAGCATCTAGACTAGGTGAAGCAAACTGATATACATAATTTTGTTGATCACCTGTTAGGCCACCTTGCACTCGCACTATGCCACCTGGCTCTGCGTTTACTTGACCGTCATTAAGTGCGTCGGTGTTTTCATCTACTATGAGTGTAGGATGAGCACCATATGTGATAGCACTATATATTTCAGCATTGTCGCCGTATACACTACGTTGTATTTGTGCAACATCCATAATAATTGTTGAACCAACGTTGTTATACACTTTTACATTTTGGTATACTGTTGTTACTGGTATGTAACCTAATTCATTTTCTTGCCTTATACGATATGTGCCTTCTTCTATCATTTCTAAATCATCTGATTGTACAGGTGGTAGATAATCATCATCTGAACTATCATTTTTAACAAATATGGTATCGATATAATCTCTGGTTAATACTCTGTACACACTATGATAGTCTGAATATTCAACCCTAATTACCATGCTGTCTAATGTTAAACTGCCATCTGGATTATATTGATAACTCCAATTTGTTACATCTTCAGGTGTATGTATTTTGAATTTAGGTATATCTGATCCAACTGGCTTGTAGCATCCAATATGTAAAACTCCATATACAGTAGTGAGCACATCTACCTGACTCATGAATTCACTTAATGAATTGCCTTCACCGTCTACATTTTCTATAAACTCTGACATATCTGCGTTTTCACCTAGCATTCTTTGTGGTGGATTACGGAATAAGATCGAGTTGTATTCGTTAGTGATTAACTTAACATAGTTATACCATGGCACTGAGTCTAACTTTTCTTCATAGAAACTGCCCGACAATTTGTTTTGGCCTCTCACAGTTTCGTTGTACGTGGAACCCTGTACTACTTTGGCTTTGAATTTTGCCACATATGAACCGTCATCTGCTGTTTCATATGTGTTAACCATTTCACTCGGGGTGTTAAAGTCTACTTGATATGCTCTTAGATAATGGGCATCTTTATATTCTGGCCCACCATGGTATGAATTGATACACAGTCTCCAATCGGCATAGTACTTGTCGTACAATGCGTGGGTACCTGTGATATAGTTTAGATAATCACTCAAAGATATCTCCGGTTTATATTGCTTGTTATAACAAGAGTATTTATCAAAATATATATGAAAAACCCCCAGTTGGGGGCCTTTCAATACTTTTATTCAATGAATAAAAGCAAACACACTTAGTTATATGAGTGAACGCCTTATGCGTTTACTTCAATATTATTTACAGTTGCATACCCCTGTGACTAAGTAAATGTGGCTTGTCCTAACAAACCTACTCTAGATGTAAAACAGAGTAAAAAGAACCTCAATGATGATTGGGGTTTTTTTATGGTTGACATTCCATTATAAATCTTGTATAGTATAATATATAGATAAATTTATATATACAACTACAAAGGAGATTCAAATGTACAAAATTATCACAGAACCAACAAAAGAGTGGCTAATCGATAGGCCATATTGGAAAGACTATCAGTGTGCTATTGCATACTGCGAACAGTTGAACAGACGTTTGCCTAACACGTTCTTTGGTGTAAAGCATGTAGAAAAGGTTGATATTGAACCGATAAATGCTGTATAATACACACATAGTGATAAATAAATGTATACGATAAGGAGAATAAGATGAGTTACACAATAAACTGGAGTAAAGCATTTACAAAGTCAGAGATCAATACTGTATTTTGTAAAATGTCCAAAGACGACAAGCAATTACTCCTAAACATATTGCAAGACGCACTATACATCATAGCAGAAGCACAACACGAATACCCAGAGTTAAACACTTTTGTTACCACAGAGTTCAAGTGTTTAGGCAAAGGCAAATACTATAAAAGAAGCAAGTATATAGGTATAACTGCCGCATTAGGCGGCATGCTGAAACAACATAAGAAAACCAAAGACAAAGACTTTACAGTATACCAAATCAAAAACATAGAAGAACTTTTAGGTGCTTTCGATAACATAAACAAGTTATTGATTGCTAACAAATGGCCAGAGACTATCTTTGCGCCAGATTTAATTTTCAAGGAGATATAATGAAACAAAGAGTAGATTTTAAAGAAAAATGGGGAATAGCCTGCAATGACTTAGCAGAAATGGAGAATGTCACACCAGAAGCAATCCGTATGCGTGTGCGTAACTTTGGCACACCGTTTCAAAGAAGAAATAAACCGACTAAATTTGAAACCAAGTATGGCAAAACACTGGGGCAACTTGCAATAGACTTAGGCATACATCCTATCACAGTTGCAAGACGTGAATACTTATATGGTGACATATATTACAGCAACTTCGAAAAACCAGAATTACAAGGTAAAATACTTAACGAACGTGGCGAACACTGGACAGTGAACCCAAAAATGTTTTACATCAAAATGGCTAGCACATATATGGATCAATACGATGAGAACAAGAAAGCCTAGAACCAAAGAATGGATTAATGGTCATTTGTTGCCTAAGCCTAAAACTCAAGCATATAGAAGGTATTTGCAACTCACACTACCTGTAGTGCCTAAACCAACATACAATACCATAAAGCCACGTAATGAAGAGTAATGATATACCTGATCCGCACATAGAGTTTAAGAGATACTTTGTGCAATGTGTAAATAATTATTTAAAAGATCCCACAGATAAGAAACAGGCAAAACTCAAAGACATAGTGCAAAAGAGCATACATCTTGATCAAGATCTGTTATTTTGGTTTAATGCTATGTTTAAGTGGCGCAATACTGCTAAAGGCCTAACTGTGGATTTTAAGAATAAACCTAATATTCCTTCTTAATACGCACTTCTGAACCATATCCTACTATAATACACAATACTGTGAGTATGGTGAAGTATGGATTCAGCATACCTAACATTTGACCCCATAGCAGACTAAGGCCTGTGAGTGTCATTGTGTTAAATGCTGTACTTATTTTTTCAGTTGGTAATTTCATGTAAATCTCCTGCTATTGCTTCTGCTTTGAGTCCACCGTAATGACCCATTTCATATTTGACTTGTAGTAATATCAATTCTATAGGTCCATGGTACTCAAAGTCTTTGGTAAATGTATAATCCATGTTAAAACAATCTCTATATGTTATTCTATAGGTTAAGTCTATAGGCTCTGTGGTTTCTGGTAATTGCCTATATCCACTGACTCTTTGTTTAAACGAAACTGGTAGCCGAGCCATTTGCTTGGACATTGTGCATTTCTCCTTCTGGCATTTGTTCTGCAAACATATCAATGCCTGCTCTTTGTAGTATTGGTGCCCACACTAACATTTGTTCAAGTCGTGAATACTTTGGTCCTGTATACTTCTTGTTCTTTCTGGCTAATGCTTTTTTATGTCTTTTTTGACCTAATTGATGTGCTTTCATATCGTCTCCTATATTATATTTACTCTATCCCCATACATATCCATATGATCTTTGAACGTGTATTGTAGTTGTTCTACTGTTTCTGCTGTAAGCCAATTGGTTGGTAAGGTACACGTTAAGTCTGCTTTTACCCATGGTATGTAATCTTTTGTTGCTTTAAGTTTTTCAGTGCCTTTCTGCTTGATACAAATACCACTGTGATAGCCTACAAACACATAATCACCTTCTGGCAGATTGCCAGGCCATTTAGGGTAATTTTCAAACAATGGATGCGTAGGTATGCCATGATTGTTTACAATATAAACATTGTTTATGTTATGCGTTTGTATGTATTCATGTATCATATGAGCATAGTAATTGTTTACATTGTTGACATGTGTTAAAATATCTTTATTGATATCTTCACGTGGCTCAAATTGAGTACTCCATGGATCAATGACTACCCATGTAGCATTATATAAATGCTCTAAGTCTTTACTTAATGGTGTCATTGTTTCTATTGTTGATGTTTGTTCTTTGCGGATATTCTGTATCATCTAAACTTTCAAGTGACTTTGAAAACTTTTCATTTACTTCTTTTACTTTCTTACCGAATATGGCATCCCAGTTATCTTGATATTGTTTACTGTTTGTGTTAGTGCGTGGTGTACTGCCTTTGCCACCGTGCCAATTACTCTTCTTCATCTACGTATTTTCCATTAATCTTTGTGCGGAACTTTGGCTTATCTTTTTTATCTTTGCTCCACTTGATCTTGTCGTAATTCTCTTTGTACTGTTCATCTGGCACACCTGAATTGATAGCACTACTAGGTGCAAATCCTTGTGTCTTATCACGTTGTGCTCTTAAGAATGGATTCTTGGCAATTGTGCTTTCATTCTTCTTCCATTGCGATGTTTTTTTATCTGGGGCATTTGCCCAACTTTTATCACCTTTTATCATCTTGGTCTTACTCCTGTACTTCTAAATCTATTTCCTGGCAATGTGTCAAAACGCATTTGTTGTAATGGGAATAACTGCCATACACAATATTTAAGTGCGTCAAACATGTGATCATATCCTGAACTCTTATCTGGCACACGACTGCCTTCTTTGTATGTAAACTTGTTCATACTGGCCAGTGTGTTCTTGCATTGTGGGTCTATGAATAACTTTATGTCTCCATTTGTACTACGCAACCTACTATTTACTGCCGCAATAGCATCTTTAACTGGTGGATTGGTTTTAGGTGTACGCACTTTGAATCCTGCGTTATGTAGTATAAGGTGGTCGGTCATACCATTAGCACTGGTCTTACGTTGTGAACCTGAAGCATCTGGATATACAAATATGATTCTCCTGCCATATCTTTGCTGTATTTCTTTACACATATCGCCGGTGCTGGCGCCCATTAGCATGATTTCATCTATTATGTGTAATGTATCACGGTCTTGTAACATTACACAGGCGGCAAAGTTATCTGTGTTAAAGTCCATTCCTATGTGTAGTGCGTTGCTAGCCGATAACTGTGGTGCTGTTTTTACATTGTCTTGTGAGAATGCATACGCAATTATGCCTGCCGCATCTTCGAATGTTGCGTTGTATTCTTGGTTAAATTCTCTTTCTGCCATATCTCTTTTTGCCGCCTCTATTTCTTCTGGTGCTACATTGCCACCTTCTGCTGTTGTAAACTGATAACTGCTCCAATCATCTAGAGTGTTAGCATTATTGTATAGATCCCAAAAGTGATTTCTACCATATGGTGTACCAATAAACATAGCATGTCCTTGTGTATCACTGAGTGTGGGTCTCAGTATACTGTCCCATGTGCTAGGATCCATACTGGCATACTCATCGAGTGAAATAAAATTCCACTTAGTACCTCTTAGTGCTGTATTGTTATCACTACTACGCAAGGTTATAATACTATCATTAACCAGTGTTACTGTTAAGTCTGATAGGTTTACTTTCTTTACCCAATTCTTTTCGTATAGTAACTGTAACAAATCATCCCATATCACACCTTTTGCTTGGCGGTATGTGGTTGCAATGTACAAGCATTTTTGATTAGGATAACGAGCAAATTTGGCTAATTCGTTGATTGCCAAGAATGTTTTGCCAAAACGTCTACCTGCTACAATCACACGGAAACGTGCAGAATCGTTTGAGATAGTGTTTTGTGGTTCGGTTAACTTCATATCGTATACTGTAAATCTATTTAAGTGTTGGTAGCACGAGGACTACACATTAGTAATACACATTATTCCGGTTAACTCGTGGAGAGTTATGTTGTGTTGTGCTACCAACATAGTTATTTATCGGCGTCTTCGTCTAGCCATGGCAACACTTGACTGTTATCGGCGTTTACAGGTGACTCTGCTTGTCCTAGTATGTTTTTGCCTAGCCATATCAACATCACTCTATCGCCTTTGAGTGCTAGGTCTAATTGTGCTTTACGCAATCTCTGTTTTGTTATGATTCTGTTTTTGTCTATGATATCACGGAAGTTGTCCATAAAGGTTTGTAAGGGCACCCCATAAAAGTCTGCCATTTCTTTGTTTGTGCAGTGATATTGACTGAGTTGTGCTACTTCTTCTTCTGGTATAACCACTTTGTTACGACCTATAACTCTGCCTGTGACAGTTTTTTCGCCGTACTTGACTTGTTTTACACGATAATGGTTATCATGTTTGGTGGCTTCTTGGTGTACTTTTGAACCTTCACTTTGGTTCTCTGGCGTTAATGGTTTACTATCTGAAAAGTCTTCATGTTCAGTTGACATTGCGTTCTCCTGTAATCAGTGTTTTATCGCCACTGTATGCGTTGTGCTAATATTTATCATCTCTTACATATTTTACCCATAATAATCCATATGTAAACTGTTAAGAGAGTTCGTTTGAACCATTATAAAGAATATGTATATTATAAAAGGTCTAAAGACCTATTCACTTCACAACCACTTCGTGGAGTTGTTTCGTGAAAAGTTTTCTTTCTTACATTCTGTTTTAGAAGTTTCAGTCAGAAGGAACCACTAACGGTTCCCTCCTCATTCTGTATTCATTGTGTACAGCCATGTATTGGAAGCAGGTATTTACTCACAGTTCAATGGATCTCTTGCTCACTCCACACCTGCCAAGGCCTAGTATATGCTTCGTTCTCTGTACATATATTGTTTATGAACTATTGTGTTTGCGGATAACAGAATAATCCTCATAGAGTGCGGGTACCAAAATCGCCGCCTTTTTCTCAACCTGTATATCTGATGGTCAGTCTTATGTTCTGTTTGTTTTTAGGGTTCTGAGTTTTGCCATAATGTATTTGCCTTACACATATACTTATCACTCGAGGTAAAAAAACCCCCTATAAAGATGAGTAAATAGGGGGTTTAGTTTTACGATATTTTAGGAAATTTACTACGTCAAATATAAGTGTTTAGTGTCAGTGTTTGGCAACATTAAGGCATATGAAGTGCAAACGAGTGTTTACACCGTATATGTTACTAAACATATATTATCTATAATAAAATGGCATTAACATTATTCAAAGAATTATCTTAATGCAATATTATTTATCTAATTCTTGTAATTTGGTCTGTTGTTGTGAGTAATTTTCTTTACTTTAGTCCACTCATTGTGCCTATTTGCTTTGTGATAGTATTCATACTGTATTTGATTAGCATCTATTATCATGTTATTGAAATAGTATAATCTCAATAGTTTCTTGTTGTGCCTATCTCTAGAATACTTCTCTTTGTTAGTGCTATAAAAGTTTACGAAGTGTTCAAGTACCTCTACACCTTCTCCCGTTGCACACACACGGTCTATGTGCGTCCTAACCTGGTATACAATGTGGTTCTTGATTGTTAATTGTGATATAAATTTGTTTGCCTCTTTGACAAGGTCTTTGGTTTTTTGGTCCATGTAAATATTTACGCAGACCAGTATTTGTGGCTACATATTGTTGGAAATAACACTTCCTATGATTGTGACTAATGTGGTCAATACCATACCAAGAATCCAAAAGATTCTATTGTCTAATCTGTCTAGGCGATCTTGGAAGAACTTTCTATTGTCTTTTACGTTGTCTTCTAACCTGTGTATACAGTCGTGTATATGTGTTAGATGCTGTGACTTGATCTGCTCAGTTTCGACATGTAATCTGATTACATCCTCTCTTAGTTCTTGGTTGGTAATTCTTTTAGTCATGTTATATTCCTAACATATCTTTTAGTTTTTGCCATATTGATTTACAGCCTTTTTTAATCTTCGTCCACATATCCAATGTTCTCCCTTAGTATTGCTAATTTGTCCTTGTCTTGTTGTATTATGCAAGGCACATGTGTAGAATCACCGCCTTCTGCAGGATGACTCCATAAGAATTCACTGTGTGTGTACTTGTTGTTCATTTTGTCTGCTAATTGTTCTAATTGTTTTGCTGTTTTGTTTTTGTATACGAATACAAATGCTTCAAACTTGGTTGCAGGGAATAAACATGCTATTGTGCTTAAACACTTCTCATCATTTTCCCAAACAAGTATTGAATCCATTAATTTATAACTCCAAGGACATACATTTCGTATACGAGAGAAGTACTTTACCCAAGTACTATCCTCTTTTGCTACCTTTGCCTTTCTTAGGTCCACCACGTTGTCCTTTCTTTTTCTTTTTCATTCCGCCTCTTTGTCCTGGCATATTATTCTCCTTTTTCTAATTTAGTTATTTGTTGATCTACCCAACTTTTTATTCCTGGATAACCCCATAGTGCCATTGCTAGTATAACACCACCGTCTTCCATTGTTTTACCTTGACGTCTTGCCCTTTTATAATTAGGTTCATGTCTTGCTATGAAACTGCTTATTCTTTTCAGTGTGCTAAGAGTCATGTTATCGCCTTTGGCAATTTGATTTGCTCTTGCTAAGCCTACGGCTGTGCCTGCTCTTTTACTCATTGGTAATGTTTTGCGTGTTTCCAGTGCTTTTCTGGCTGTTTGTTTTGCTGAACTTGGTGCTACTGGCATTATACGTCCTCATATCTCCATTCTGTGCCTGTCCAGAATGCTTGTTTTGTAAATCCTGTATCATAGTCATAGTATTGACCTATTTGTGGACTTTGATCTGTGCTTGATATACCACTTTCAGTAGGTGCTTCAGGTCCTGCGCCTATATATTCTCCTGTTTCTGTTCTATACCAGTAGTACATTAGAATCCTTTGTTTAGTTGTGGCGATTTCAATACTTCACCATTTGTTGCTGAGCCTGTGGTATCTTTTTTAGCAATATTACTGCTACCATTAGGCACAAAATACACATTACCATTACTACTTGCTACAGCACCTACATTGTTACCTCTGTTATTGCTTATACCAGTGTTTCTAGTCACAGTATTTGCTTGAGTATCAAATATATGTTCTTCTGAACTTGTCATGTTAAAGTTTGCAAAATACACATTACCATCTGCTCCTAAGGCACCGCCAATGTATGCTTGAGTAGTAGTACTCCAACTGACACCATAAGTATCTACATAAAAACTATCATCACTGGGATCAAACACAAATATACCATTTACACCATATGTAACACCGCATATTCTACCATCTGCCATCATTGCGCCACCTTGGCATGCTCCTATATTGTTACCTATTACACTACTGACATCTACATCAGTCCAACTGTTACTGTCTTCATTATAGTAAGCAACTTCTTGTCCATTGAACGGCATAACATAAATATTGCCATTCATATGCGGTACACAACCCATGTGTTCAAAGTTTTCACTGAGTGTTTTTCCTGAACTACTTGCTGTATTTGTTGCTGGATCATATATGGTGAAAGCACCGCCACTGTTTCTAGGTTGAAACATAACTTTACCACTTGGTAGTGTTGCTCCACCAATGTTTTGAGTGTTATAACTGCCTGTTGGTGTAATTTCTGTGCTACTACCATCTGCTGGATTGAATTCTAGTATTGTACTAGCACCTTGAAATGCTGGACAGTATATGTTACCATTACTTGCTAAAACACCACCAGTATATTCATTAGAACTCACACCACTTAAAGATATTTTTGTAAAACTGTCATCACTTGGATCAAGTTCTAACATGTTGTTTTGTTCTCTTGGACACATGTAAATATTGCCGTTATCTGCTGTAACACCACCTCTATATCCCATACTACTAGCAGTTACTAAACTGGCTGTATGTGCTCCACTGCCTGTAAAATCACCTGTGACTTCTGCTGTAAATTCAGAATCAGTCATATAGCCAGGCCAATCGTAACTAGCACCACCGCCACCACCACCTGGTGTTGTGGCTACCCCGAATAATCCTTGTCTTGCACTAAATGGCATGTTAACCTTTTAATTCATGTATAAGAATTCTGGCTTCTGTGGGATTTGTTATCAATCCATCATTGACTACTTGTTGTGCTGTTAATTCGTCAATACCCTCTGCAATTAAACCTTCAATTATCTGCTCTTGCGTTATTTCACTCATCATCTACTCCTATTTGTAATCATTTGTTAAACTTGCTAGGTAATCTGTGCCATCATAAACAACACTTATAACATCAATGTTACTTGCGCCTGTTGATAGTGTGCTGTTGCCTCCAGCAAATTTGAATGAACTGGTTAATGCGTGTGAACCTGTACCGTCTTGTGTAATTTTTATTGTGGCACTTGTGCCTGCTACAGCATTTGCTATACTATTGATAGTTATACCACCTGTTGCTGTAACTGTAAAAATAGTACCTGTGTTAGCATTTAAACTGCTACTAATATCACCACTTTGGTCGCCTAGTGCTACAACTGTTTCATTAAACTTCTTGAGTACTGTATTGTCACCCTGTACAGCACCTGTAGTTGTAACATTACCACCACTTACATTACCTGTAGCAGTTAATGAACCAGTTGATGTTATACCTGTTGTAGTGACATTACCACCACTTACATTACCTGTTGCTGTTACTATACCACTAGTTTGTATACCAGTACTGCTTACGTTCGCCCATTCACTAGTTAAACTTGATGCTTGTGATACAATGTTTGATGTGATTCCTGGGCCTTCACCTAAACTGATTATTTCATTAGAACCTATATATGTGTTTGCATCTACATATCCTAAGAAACTTCTCAGTGTGCCATCACTGCCTCGTGCAATATGCCTTATATCCATGTCTTGGGCACTTGTCCAATCACTGCCTGCTGTACCAGTTATAAATGCTGGTGGAAGTGTAGTACTTTGTTGGTAACCATCATCTTTGGTTGGTCCAAACCATGCATATTTTCCTATCTCATAATTTTCACGTGGATAATGATGACTAATTGGGTCATTTTCATTACCATACAGTGATCCTAGCATTATACGTGGACCACCTCTGCTGGTTAAGGTACCGCCGCCGGCTTGAACACTATTATCAACGTGTGAGAAGAAGTTCATGCCTGCTTGAATACTTGAGGAGCCTTGGTTAAATTCATTGCGGAACTCTGTAGTACCTGGATATTTGATATTAATACCAAAGTTTGGAATACCTTCTCTATAATTCATCCTAGCACCCATACCAGTGTTTGCACCTATGGTTAAACCATTTTTAAGATTCAAGAAACCATCTGGTGTTTGTAACTGACTTGCTCTAACAGCCTTACCAGATGAACCATATGCCGTGCTGGCATTTATTGAATAATCAGATGCTGTGACTTGTGCATCTATATCTGTTATAGTTATACTGTTAAAGGTTGAGAATAAGTTTGCATAGTCAGGTGGTAAATTGTAACCTATTCTACCTGGGAATATAGCACCATTTATAGCATATCTAGATAAACTATCTGCACTCCAATTATAACCTGTTAATGCAAATCTATTGCCATCACTGTCAACAGCACTATGGAATATACCAACATACTCTTGACCACCTACACTATTATCACTTAGTGTCCTAGATATACTTTCAACAGCATTATTACTCATAACAATGTTTGCATTACCGCCTACATCACTGTTTGCTATGCTTGATATAACTGTGTTTTCTGGGAATCCGCACATTGCATCATCACCAATACATCCTATCAACATCATGTTAGAGGTAAAATGCGTTGCTACATCAGCCGCAGTCTTGCCATTTGGTGTATAGAAGAATCCAAACGTAAATGGTGTACCATCAGTATCTACCGTACTTAACCCTGTTAATTGTACTACATTACTGCCTGCTGTTGTTGTTATTGTACCATCTGCTGGGAAGTTATCGCCACTTGGTCCTGCTAACACACCACCTACATAAGTAGCACTTAATTCAGTGTTAGCACTTGCACTCTGAGTTATACCTAAATCTGAAAAAGGTGTACCATATACAGTTTGGTTATAATGTCCTCTTTGTTCAGTGATTATTGATGTATAATCAGTATCAGCCATGGTTGTTGTGTTATTAATTATGTTACTATTGATTGTTAAATTACTGGTAGATATTGCAATTGTGTTTCCAAAAGCACTACGCCCACTTATTGCATCTACCTCCAATGATTTTACATTCCTAACGTTTGCGCCATTACCATCAGTAGATTCAGTAACAAATAAATTAGCATCTAATGAGCCACCTGTGGCTGAAACATATACATTGCCTTTTAAATTAACATTACTTTCTGCATAAAGATCTGAATTTGCTGTAAGTCGTCCCTCAACTGTTTGGTGGTAATCTACAACAAATTGAGTGTTATTCAGAAAGCCGCCGGAATAAGTACTTGGTTTGGCTAGCAGTAGATTACCTGTACCCGAAGAATTTCCATCAGGCCATTCAAAATACATACCCCATGCATCTGTGGTATCAGTAGTAATATTATCACTTGTTTTAAATGTCCAGATTGGTACAAGTTTGTCTTGCATTTCAACATCATGACTGGCATCCATGGCTGGACCATAAACTTGATAACCACTTAAACTTTGTTTATTCAATCCATATCGTGTTAAAGGTATTGAACTTTGCGGTTCTACATTAGAACCATTAAAAAATACTGGTTGTACTCTAGCACTTCTTCCACTATTTTGGGAACCTACAGTACTAGGCATAAACACATTACTTAAAGCAGTTAAATTACTTATTGATGAATTACCATCATATGCTAATAATTCGTCTGCAAAAACTGCCGTTGTGGCTTGATTTGAGGCATTACCAATAAAGATATTACCATCATTTAAGTTAGGTGTTGCGTTTGTTCTACCAGCACCTGTAACAGTAATCTTACCACCAGGACTACCACCTTTGATGACTTTACCAATCTTTTGTAACAGACTGCTTTCGCCTGTTGGTGCTGAGTTTGTTAAACTACCTGGTGTTGTGCTGACAAATAAACTGTCTCCTGTTGTAAATGATGTGGTATCATAACTGGTTATTTCACCATATATTACAACGTTACCTGTTGAACTACTGCTAATTGCTTCTTTGGCAATACCAAATGCCGGCATCTTTGCGGCATCATCGGCATCTGCTTTAGATACTTCTGGATTATCTCCTGTGCCACCACTTATGTATACAGCATCGCCTTTTGCTATGTCTTCACCGGCTATACACACTCTTACTATGTTTTCTGATGTTACATCACTGGTAACATTTGTGATATTTGATCCATCACCATGGAAGTAAGTAGCATTTATGTTACCAAAATTATCGATGTTTGCTTGAGCATTATCTGATTGTAATGCTGTAAATACTGAACTGGATAGAACACCATTTGCTAAATTAATAATACCGTCATCTGTTCCTGCTGTACCGGCATCAAATGCTATACTGTTGGTTAACATACTCAGTTTGCTACGAACATAATCATAATGGATATAGTGTGGGGCGCCGGCGGCATATGAAGTAATGTTACCTGCTAGTTCTAGAAAACTACCAGTATTACTACCTTGTATTGCGGATACATTACTAATTGATCTTGTTTTGTAATCGATTGTTCCAGTGGGATTACCAGTTGGTGTACTACCATAGTCTACACCTGTTAATACTTCTATATCTACTGGTTTGAATGTGAAAACACCTGAGGTATTGTCATATGCCAATGAACTGTTTCCACTTGTAGTTGTGCCTGTTGTGACACTAAAATCTGTTAAACTTACTGTACTTGACAAGTCTGCTGGAGCAAATGTAAATACACCTGTACCTGAATCATATGCTAATGATCCACCTCCACTGGCACTTGTTGTTGTTGTGCTAACTAAGCCTCTTACATCACTGTCTGCTGGTCCTGTGTATGTTATTACACCTGTACCTGAGTCATATGCGGCACTACCTAACCCACCTGCGTCAGTAACACTAATATGGGCTCTTGTTTCGGCGGCACTTGGGCCTGTGTAAGTAATTACACCTGTACCTGAATCATATGCTAAACTGCCGTCGCCACCTGAGTCTGTTACACTAATGTTACCTCTTGCTCTTGCGGCTGTGAAGTATAAGTTAGTACCTTCTGCTAGGTCACTAGTGCTTGTTGGTATTTTGTATTCTGTGCTACCATCATTAGAGAATTTCCAACTATCTGAACCTTCATCCCATTTGATATATGTGTTAGCACTTGATCCTCTGTCTACAAATACCTGTGAATTAGCACTTGGTGAACCTACTGTACCATATTGTAGTGTTATGTTACGGTCTTCTACAAATAAGTCTACTACTGTTTCTGAATTTATATTACCTGTTACATCTAGGTTACCGCCTATACTGACATTACCTGTTGCTGTTAAACTGGTTGCGCCTGTGAATGTACCATGTGCGGCACTGGTATTTGCTGTTGTAGTTAAATTAGCACTTGCGTCTAGGCCATTTGCTTCTATAAACGTTTTTACATCAGCATTTGTTAAACTGTTTGTTGCGGCAGGTGTAAAGTCAAATACACCTGTTGAATTATCATATGTTAATGAACCGTTACCACTTGGTGAATTTGTAGTAAGACTTATATTGCTTCTTACTCTTGCTGGTGTGAAATATAAATTTGTTGTTCCTTCTGTTAAATCATCAGTAGTCTTGCCTGAAAATATAGCACTTTCGTCAACACTAATTTGGCCATTTGCTTCTAAATTTATCGGTGATACATTTGAAAAATGTGCTAATACTTCTGCTTGACTTGGTCCTGTGTATGTAAATACACCTGTAGTGTTGTCATATGCTAAACTTCCATCTCCTCCTGCATCAGTAACACTTATGTTACTTCTAACTCTGGTATTTGAAAAGTATAAATTTGTTACACCTTCACTTAAATCGTCTGTGCTTCTTGCTGTAAATATTGCGGCTCCATCGACACCAATTTCACCGGTGCCTGTATCATAATTTATAGCACCTACATTAGAAATACTGCCTCTAATGTCTGATTGAGCAACACCAGTGTATTCTATATCGCCATTTGTTTGATCAAAAGCAATATTACCATAACCACTAACATTAGTTGTAGTAATTGTGCTGTATATATCAGAGTTACTAACACCTGTATATTGAATTACACCATTACTTGATGCACTATTATCATATGCTAAATTACCAAAGCCACCAAGATTACTTACACTTATACCTTGTCGTATCTGTGAGTTAGAAACAACTGATATGTTACTTACTGATACATTTGAAGTAGTTGTTGATACGTTTACTGTATTATTGGTAGAATCAACGTTTATAGTTGGTTCTGATACTGATACTATTATGTTAGCCATTTAGTCTCCTAGGATGTTGGAATAGGTGTAAATCCTGTGCTAAGTTGTGGATTGCCTATTGTTACGTCAGGTTCATACCTTTCAATTACTGCCCATCTATGCGATGTTGTTGTATTTGCGGCAGGATCTGTCCATTTAAAACTTACTACTGTAATAGGTACATTTGCTCTAGCATCAGGTATGATATTACCTGCGTACCGTTGACTTGGTATTGTGAATTTAACAGTTCCACTTGCGGCTGTAGTGGTATCAATAAAACCACTATCTATAGTGGTGTTACTACCAAAACTGCCTACTACATTAGACTCTGTAAAATTAGGATCGCCTGAAACACGATCATATGTTAATGTGTCAACCACTATGGTTTGATAATCGGCATCGAATGTATACGTTGATACATCAAAACCGTAATCGTATGTGAATTGACTTTGACTTGACGGAAACATTTCCAACATCTGTACGTTGTCTGCGCCGCCAATATAAGATTTAAAAGATAAAACTCTACCTGACATAACTACTCCTGAAGGGTATTGCTATATCACTGAGGCAATATAGCCATTTTTATTACTAGTATATTTATCGAATTAACTTGGTCTAGTAGGCCAAATGACGTTTGCAATGTCAGTTTCTGAACTGTATGTATCAGGCATGTCTCTAAGTGCTTGTCTATATGTTTGCCACTCTGCTTTTTTGCTGTCACTTAATGGTGAATCTTGTGCTTGAGTCCAGTCACTTACTGCTAACAGGTTGCGTCTTTGTATTCTTATTTCTTTTGATACATCTATTGTAGGCTCTGGTTTTGCTTCTACCACATGTGGATCTACACTAACATTTATTTGATAGTCGTCTACTTTGCCTTTGAGATCATATTCCATACTACTCAAATGACTTCTTCCAGTCAACATTTTTTCTAGACTTGTACTTGCTATTTTGATGTTTTGTTCAATATGCCCAGTGATATTGTTATAAATTATTACTTTTTGCATTAGAATATGTCTCCTTTATTGATTCTTATCCAGTCATATTTTAAATTAGTAAAACCTATTTGTCCGCCACTGTTTGTGTCCATTGTGTTTTTACCACGCAATACCACATTACCTGTGCTTAAATCTGCAGGTATAGTTAATTTTTGTACTGCTATCATGTTAGTAGGTATTTCGGCACTATTGTTAAGTGTTGAACCAAATTCTGTTGCTGTAAAGCCACCTTGTACATCTTCAAGCACAACATTTGCTCTCAAACTAAAGTTTGCTACACCACTGGCTGGTATTGCTCCTACTGGCGTGCCAGTTGCTACAAAACTGTAGTCTCCTGGTTCTAAACCATCTAGGCTTAATTTAAAGTCTAGTTCCCTAGGTGTAAATATATCTTTAACAACATCTGTGTTACTGAATGCTAAGTTGGCTGCTGGTTGATCTTCGATCTGTGTGCCTACTGCCAAGTTGGCCAACGGTGCTGTTGGAATTTGTCCGCCCCATTTGTCGGGATCATATACAAGTGCTGTACCTGATATGTTTCCTACTGGGTTAGTAATTAGTCCACTACTGACTGCATCAACAGTGAATGTGCAATCATGTATAGTATCTATGCCTCCTAAGTTGGCTCCACTTAATGTTACTGTATCGCCTATGACAAAATCAGGTGTGCTACTTGATACAAATACTGTTGTATATGTATTTGGCAATGATTTAAATACTGTACACACACAACTTGTACCGGTGCCTGTTACACTTTTGCTTGACACATTTGCGATTATGTTTTTAAACACAATTGGAGGTATAATTGGAGGTATAGGTGGTATTACAGGTATATCAATAGGATCATCTTCTTCTTCACTTTCTGTTACTGTTGGTTCTGTGTATACACTTGCGTCATACTCTAACAATAGTAATTCACAAGATATCATACCATCTTGACCTAATAGTTCTTTGTTTTTCATGACTCTAAACAGTTTGTCAGTAAAACCATAATCACTGTTACTGAGTTTTACAACATCACCAGCATCAATTTGTAAACAACTGAAATCTCCTACAGTAGTTACTACCATGCCTTTTCTACTTTGATTGAGATCTAAATTACCTAATTGTTGTGCGTGTATATTGTTGTTCACTAATGGTAATCTATACTCTAAATTGTTGTCTGGTTCACCTGTGTTTCTATCGCCACTTGGTGTTTCTACTACTACTGTATTTGTTTGATCTTTTCTGTTTTGATCAGCAAACGATACTGTTACTTTGTTCAGTGTATTGTATAATTCTGTGCTTGTAATTGCTATTTTACCAATAAGATTATCATCATTTAATTGAAATGCGTTACTTAATTCAGTTGTACTATAAGGTCTGTTAGGTATTGCTTTGAATTTACCCTGTTTACCATCAAATGTAAAGTATGTGCCTGCGTTTCTACATATATCATCGATGTTATCCATACAAGTGTTGTATGTACTTAAATATCCATTTATTTGATATCGATCTATTGTGCTACTACCACCAGTATTAGGTGTATAAGTAATTTGTTCATCGCAATAACCTTTCATTTGTGTATTTGCTGTGCCTAATATACTGGTTATATCAATGTCAGCATTGGCTAATCCAGCACCATACCTAGTGTTAGTCATATAATCAAATAACACTTCACCAGGATTATGCATACTGTTTGTAAGATCAAACGTCATTGAACCTAGACCTGCTAATCCATTTTCAGCATCATAGTCTAATTCTATCATGACAAACACTAATCCTTCCATAGTGTAATGACTTGTACCAAATGTATTCCAGTGTGGCATCATTGTTGTGGCATTTACGGCACCAGATGTTGGAAATATCTGTTTAGCACTGGTTGTATCACCAGCATATACTCTGATACGGATTTTGTTCGCCCAATCTTCTGTGGTTGTGGCATTTGGATCTGTGTAACTGATTACATTTGCGCCTGAAAAGTTAAGTTTTCTATCTCCCCAAAAGATCTGATTAAGTGTATATGTTTCGCCTTCTACAAATTCACTTAATGTGATACAATAGTGCATAGTCTCGTTTTGATTTGATATAGCAACATCTGTTATTGGACCACTCATGAAATTACGGCCATAAGCAACCCCTATCCTGTTGTCAGTACTCGGGGCCACCTGTATTTTAGTCCCGGGGTCTGGTCCCATATCGGGAACATCGAACACACCCATTAATTTAGCAGTACCAAAGGCCAAGCCTGCGGCTATAACACCAATTGCCATACCTGTTAGTGTGAATGTACCTGCGGCGGCTAGTGCGGCTGTAAAACCAATACCTGATATTGCTCCAACTATCGCACTTGCTATTGCTGTAAATACTGCCATATTATACTCCTACTTCCTACTCTGCGTAATAAACTGTTTCTATTGGTCTAAAACCATACTTGTCTAACTTGATGTCTGGTGACTTGTCCATAAGTGTCATTGTGTAACCTTGTATCTTACCAGCATCTTTCATTGCTTTAGCAATGCTTATAAATTTTAAGAATAATTTGCCACCTATTGTACCATCTCTGTGTTCTGGTTCAACCCACCATGCCATTTCTCTTAACACATGTTTTACTTGTGGTAGCCAAACATCTGCGGCTGGTGCCGCAATGAAGAAACCTGCTGGTTTACCTTCATGTTCTGCGTACAGTAAAACTCCTGTCTTTGAAATACCAAACAATAATTGATCAATATAATCATCATCGTATTGTGGCTTATGTAGATAACCTACTGGCGCACTATTGGCAAAATTTATAAACATTTTCTTAATGTTCTTAAAGTCTTTTACTTCTGCTTGTTTTATCATATCTTTTCATCCTTTAAATCTCTATCTTTGTTGTTGATTATAGCCACCACTGCCTCCACGGCCACGACCACCGCCACCGCCACCGCCTCCTCCGCCACCATATCCACCTGATGTACTGTATTCTTTACCAAAGTCGAAACTGGTATTGTACAGTATGGGTATACGGTTGAAACTTCTGTCTGCGGGGAATAGCCTTTTTCTATCTTCAGGATTTGTTCTTTGTCCTGTTATTTTGTTACTGAGTACTGTTAATTGACTTGCTAGTGTGACTGTAACAGCATAGTCCATTTGTTTACTCAATACATTTACTTGTTCGTCTATTTTAAAATTGGTTATAACACCTTTAAATCTTGTGTATTCATTGCCTGTGAGTGCTAGTGTACTGGGATCTACAAATGCTCTTTGTATAGTTACATTACCACCTTTTACAGGCTCTGTTAGTATTTGACTTAGATAATTTTGTTCTGAGGGTATACCACTTAGTGTTAGTGTTAGATCACTACTGTCATATTTTAAATCATCTGATATTTGACCCACAGTCAAGAAACTGCCTAATTCTGTGTAATCATTACCACCTACAGTTACAGGTTTCCAATTGCTTGAAATATAGTATACATTAGCACCTATTTGTAAATCAATAAGTGTTATTGGTGCTATATTTGTGCCTTGTACTTCTGTAATTGTTGTCATTAAGTTATAATCTCCACGAATTCAAAATCACCAGCAAATTCTATTCTATCATGTGGCACAATGCTGTATGTTGGGCAACTCATTGCTTTTACATGAAAACGTACTTCTGTGCCTTTTCTTACGCCTCCACTTGTTATACTTACACCATCTTGGCTCAATACAGGCCTATGTACTGGTATAGTTACATTAGCACCTGTACTAAATGATACATCACTGGTTACTTGATATGGATATCTATATGTGCCTGTGTTACCTTGTGGTTGTAAGTAATCACCTTTCTTAAAAAGTGTGCCACTACCACTAGCACCACTGGCATTGATGTATAATTCTTTACCATCTCCTCCTACCATTGTGATACTACCGCCATCTATACCACCTTGATATGCTGTGATATAATTCATGCCTGTGTTATTTGCTAAACTTATATTTGCTTCTGTTACTCTATCAGCAGTATCTATATCTTCTAACACACCTCTATTTTCTGAATATTTCAATCCAGGAACACTACCTACTGTGAATTTATACACACTGGGTTGGCGTTCTGCTGTTTTTATGTGTCCACTTCTACTAACACTCATTGCTGTGGTTTTACGTTTATCTACTGATATGAATGTTGCGTTATCTATAATTGTTTGAAAACTCATTATCTACTCCCTGGTACAGTTCTAGCACCTGCCTGTGTTACAGCATATATAAATCCTGGATCACTTGCTACTAAGGCTTGGAAACTAGGTGCGTCAACGGCGTTTATGTTGTATGTTACTTGACCACCACCCATTTGACTGTTTGGCGTTATTGTGCCTGCGGCACCTCCCATATGAAGCAACTCGGGGCCCTTTTCACCAACTAAGTATGTGCCACCTGGCATAACTGGTCCACCTGTTTGTTTAGGAACAATACTACCGCCAGTGCTAAATGTATAACCAAATGGACCTAATAATGCTCCTAGTATAGGTTGTATAATTTGCAGTCTTATGATGTCTGCTATAATTTGTGTAATTAATTTCTTAAAGAAGTTTTTAAAGGCATCTCCAGCCTTTTGACCTTCTAAGAAAGCAGTTGCTAAGTCTTCACTTAAGGCAACTTGTGCAGTACCTAGTGTATCTAAGAAATTGTTTAAGCCTTCATTCTCACCAAATATTTCATCCAGTTCACGTTTTAGTCTTATGTATTCTTGTATACCAATAGCACCTGTTTTGTATAGTTCTTCTAGTCTTAACAAGAATGCTTCGAATTCTGCACCACTGATTTGACTTATAGCATCGAGATCATCTCTAAACTTCTGTATTGCTGTTCTTGTATCTTCTATAGCATCAGTTGTTGTAGTAGCATTTTTGGCAATGTCTACTGTGATTTCATTTAATGGCTCTAGTGCTGGTGCTATAGCATCTGCTTCTGTACGCAGGCCTGCGGCACCTTCTCTTAAACTTTCAATGAATCCATCTACACTAGCCAATGTATCAAAGAAACCAGTGTCTCCTTGATCTGCCATACTGTCTTCAAGTAATTTATTTGCGGCTAAAAGGGCCACGCCTGCGGCTGTAATACCTGCTGTAACTTTAACTAAACCTACACCAGTAACACCTTGTAATACTGTACCACTGGCGATTGCTAATTTGTTTGCGGCGTCAATAGCCTTAACTGCGGCGGCGGCTGCCACTGCGGCAATGACTAGTTTATCTAAGCCACCTGCTAAATTAATGGCTCCGCCTGCTATAGTGCCAAATAGATTTGCTAATGGTTTAACTATATCAATGAATACTGCTACTGTTCTAGTAAAGTTTATAAATGCTTCTACAATACCTTCGCCTATGCTTTTTGCTAATGCGTCGATATCTGCTTTGTTTTGTCTGTATAAATTTGTTATTGTCAATAAGAATGTGGTAAGTTCTGGCTTTATAGCATCACCAAGTTCTTTATTGAATAATGTTAAGGCATCTCCAGCCTGTGATGCCGCACCACCTAAACTTTTGTTTAATTGATTACTTGCACCTGCAATTTCTGTACCAAACTCTCTGAATTTTGTTATTGTTTCATCAACACTTACACTTACACCTGCTGTGAATCCTGCGGCAGCCAATACACCTCTTTCTCTAAATACATCGGCGGCACTAGCACCAGCACTAAAGGCTCTTTGTAAACCACTTACTGCTGTTTCAAATGGTATGTTAAACTGTGCGGCAATATCTGCGGCTAACTGTATGTTATCTCTAAATTCTTCTAAGTTAGCACTTACAGTAAGTAGGGTAGGTGAAGCACTTGCTAATTCAGAGAAAGCAAATGGTAATTCTGTGGCTTTTTGTGTTATAACTTCTAATGCTCGAGCACCTTTTTCAGCACTACCTGTTAAGTTTGCTAATGTTATTTCTACTCTTTCGAATTCAGCACTTGTTCTTATAGCACTTGTAAGTGTTTTAAATGCTACTGTAACGGCTGTTACTGCGGCGGCTACTAAAGCCGCAATACTTATAAATTTTAAGAAACCACCACTTGTTTCTTTTGTAGTACGAGCATTACCTTCCATTTGTGTTTCAAGGTTGCTCATTTCATTTTTGGCTTTCTTTACATTTTCTCTAAAGTCTTCACTTAAGACTTTTTTCATCATGTTTTCGCCATCGCCTAAATCATCGAATACCTTTTTGGCTGCATCACTCATGGTTGTGATGTTTTGTGTTATATTTTCTGTACTACTTTGTATTGTGGTTGATGCCGCACCTATACCGGCACCAATACCGGCTAATCCTGCGCCTAGTCCACCTAGTCCACCAGCACCAGCACCTCCTAATACACCTACTGTAGCACTTGTACTTGCTACTGCTGATTTTAATCTGTTGAGATTGGCAACTGCTTGTCTTATGCCACGATTAAAGTTTCTATCTCTAAGTTGTAGTACTACTTCTATTCTTTTTGCCATTATCTCTGTATCCTTCTAACATATTTTTCTACAAAATCATCCATGTGATCTATAGTTGGTTCTGTAAAACCATCGGGTGCTTGTTTGCTCCACCCTTCATCTAATCTTGCGGCATAAGGGTACTTAGAATTTATTCTGTCACTTACATTATGAACTGTTCTACGTCTTGCGTTACCACTTTTGATAGGTGTTAATTTGACCATTTCTTTATGGCCATCATCCATCATGTCATCAGGCATGTCTAACAGATCATTAAACATGTCTGTTACACCTTTAGCATTAACTTTTATCTTTATGTCCATAATATTCTTCTGCCTTTTTAAACATGTCGTCGCCAAATTGACGTCGAGCAAGTTTTGGATCTACTGGCTTTTTGTTTGCTTTAGCATTTTGGATCATTTCCCAATTTACTGCCACATCAAAGACCATTAAATCAAAACTATCACCTTTACATAATAGTTCACTTGGCAAAACACCGTATCTTTTACTGATTTGATCTAGTGTTAGTATCAAACCAGTATCAGCACTTTCGTCTATGACGTGGCTGGTTACTTTCCCAGTTTTGCGCCAATCAGGCTCATTGCTTCAGTCATAACATCAATAGGCAACACCATTTCACCATCCATTACAGGTGAACCATCTTCTTTTAAAATGATATCTGAAAGTACACTCATGTACTCTCCAACGTTATCTGTAGTTGCGTTTGCTAATTTTGAAAAAACATCTAATGACTGTCTGTCATACATGTAGAATTCAAGTTCGTCACCGTACTTTTCTACTATTTCTTGTTTGCTGATTGTTAGTTTTACTAACTGTGGTTTTTTTGCTAGTTCTGATAGTTTCATATCTTTACTCCTTTATATCTCTAGTTTTTAAATCATGAATAGCACTTAGTATGAATGCTAATCTACTTTGTGCTTTGCGTACATCACCCTCAGCACATTTAATTTCGTTTTGAGCCTTTGCTATTTCTGGCTCAATCGACTGAAGAATCTCCTTCGTCGATCTTTTCTTCCATATCTCCATAACTTTCTTCCTGTTCATCTATATTTATTTCTTTTTTAGGCTTTTTTCCGCCCTTGCTATCTGGTAATACTATACCATGTTTTTTAGCATATACATCCATGTCGTGTTCTTCGCCGTCAATTCGAATCATGCGATCTTCTCGGCCTGTCCACACTCCATCTTTGAATAATCTTAAAAATTTGTGTTCCATGTTTTACTCCTATGATATAACACCCCCAATATTGAGGGTGCTATATTTTAAATCATTTACGATTCGTCTGTCTTAGTAAGTTCACCATTCACAATGATTTCCATTGGGGAAATCCATACTGCTTGGTCGATACTTGCGTTAGGGGCTAATCCACCGATAAACCCTTTACCTGTCCAATATGTATCGCCGGTTGTACCTGTTCCTTCAAAACTAACTGAGAAGAATATCTCTGTTTTTGCTTTTGAAGTTTCAAATAAACCATTGGTTTTTACACCATTTACAGCATGACCTGAATCTCCAAACATCACTACGTCATCCACTAACATGTTACAAGAAACACTATTCTCATTCACAGTTGTGAAAGCACTAGAACTACTAGAATCCAATGTAGAATATCTAACAGTTCCGGGTGCTGATGAAATAGTTAGGTCTTGTAAAAAAGGAATGCTCAAACTATCGGTAGCACCTGGTACTGCCAATGCGGCGTTTGATCCTAATGTTAAAATTGCTTGTGAACCTGCTGTTACGTTAATTACTGCCATCGGTTTCTCCTATTTGTTATACAGTTATAAACTCGAAATCAAACTCATATGTTATATAATCTGTTGTGATTTCGGTTGAGGTCTCACACTCTTTTGAGTATGGACCAGTTATTCCCAACCTTGCTTCACGGATACTGTTTGTAACACTATCTATGTCACCAGGTTGATTTTTGGCATCTACAGTTAGATATCCTTTCACTGTAGTTACTGTTTGATACACATCAGCATCGAGTGTGTTATACAACACCTCTTTGCTAACGTTGTCCTGATCAATATACAAAGTTTTTTTATTCTTTATATCCAATCTAACATCACCACTTTGTACAAAGGGTAATTCTGCACTAACTGACACATTACTGCCACTTAGAGTAGTTGTTAGGTCTGCGATCAGTGTATCTCTGAAAGCCATTATCTTACTCTACTTATATTGCTTCTGCCTCTAGTACGCCTGTTAGGTCTGAATCTAACCATTTTTTCATTGGTCTGTACAGAACCATCATTATCAGCATCATACCAATCAAGTATATCCATAAGTTCTCTGAATAAATCATCGAACTTACCTGAATAGTATTCAATCTTTTGTACTTCTGCTGATTCTGGGTTACCAAAGTCTGCAATCTTAGGTAGCAAATATTCTTTCAATGTGTAATAAGCACACATATCTGTAATATCTGATTTTCTACCTACAATCAAGTTCATGTTGATAGGGGGTATATCATCAATTGAATCATACCCTCCACCAGCATATCCGAGGTATTCTCTCCATCTAGCACTAGCACGAATCTTTTCATTGATTCTGTTAGTTGCTTTCTGTGTCAAATCCTCTAAGTAATTGTCTAGGCTTCCAGGTGTGTCAGGAACATCAGTAAAGTTGACCTCATTGGCCTCAAAGATACGTTGATCTTTGTCTTTTATATCTAATGCTTCTGCGTAACTAATTACGTTTCCTGCTCCATCTGTTATAAATGCCATAGTTTAACTCCTATCTTACGCAGATGCTAAACTTTCTGGAAGGTTATTACTTCTAACAAATTGGCAACCAATTGCCTGTGTGATTAAACCTTGTAACAAGGCATCATTTGCTAAGTCTTGAGCAACTGAACCAATTGATCCACTTGATGCTCCAACACCATTTAGTTCACTTGCTAATGCTAATTCTTGTGCTGAGTTAATAAATGCCCAGTAGAATCCACCTGTTGTAGGCGCATTATCGCCTCTTAGGTTAGCAACTGATTTTGAAATTGTGTCTAAGTTAGCATTTGAAGAACCTACACCACTTTCAGTAGCAAAACATCTGATGAAGTTTTGTTGACCTGCGGCTACAACTGGATCTGTTCTTAATTGAGCAAAACCGTTTCTTACTGTAGCAACCATTTGGTGGTTGTCGTATTGAACGTCGTTAAACATTTTAACTGTTGGTTCTCTTTTACTTGCGTATGCTAGACCTTCTGCTGACATAACAATACCTAAGTCTGCGTTAGTTAAGGCTGTGTTAGCAAAACCATCGTTAGGTACGTTGATGTTAGCCATATCTGTCATTGCCGTTGTGGCACCTGATAAAGCAACTCTAAAACCTTCTGTGTCTGTTGCTTTAGCAATAGCACCTGAAAGTCTTGTTACGATTGCGTTAGATACAGTAGCAAGGCCACCATCTTCTAATGCTTCTTCAGAAACAGTTGAACCTGCTCCTTTTTTAGTTACTGCTAAACTTACTGAACTAGGATCGAAATCGAATCCTGCGTTGATAAGGTCTGCACTATCACTTACACCAACATTACCTGCTGGCCAGTAATTACCCAAAGGAATCTGCATGGTGTTACCAATTGATCCTTCTAAATTATAGTTGTGAGTTAGGATTGCCGGATTTGGTAGTAATACTGCGTTATCGAAGTATGGAATCAAATCTGCAACCACATTAGAATATAACTCTGCAACTGTACTTGTTCCTATTGCCATAATTTTCTCCTATATTTAATTATGTTTATGTTATACTAAAGAGAACGGAAACTTCTTGTTCTCTCCATATGTTTTTTAACCATTGCGTCTGTGACTTTGTCTCTTGGCAATGTTTTATTTGCATTTCGCACTTGAACATAAGCCGCATTATATTCTCTATCTGTCTTGAGTCTACTTTCGTTTACTCCTGAATTACTAGAAACATCTTGCGGTGTTCTATCTGCGTCAAATGTATCTACACCTTTCTTGGCAAATGGTAAGCCTAGACTTTTACCAACTACTTCTACAGCAGTCTTGTAGTCAGGTTTTTCACCATCTACTGTTAAATAATCATCACCGTTTTTAATTGCGAACGTCTCGCCTTCTACTAACAGCATGTTTCTGGCTTTCATCAAGTCTACCACAGCATCTTTTTGCTCTGGCTTCCAACTAGTAGGCATATTATCCTTTAAACTGGATACATGCTCCTTTACAGCATAGTCTGTTCTGACTTTGCTGAGTTCTGCTTTCAGTTCTTCAACTGTTGCTTCCCTCTTTTGAACAGCACTTCTCAGTGCTTCAACGTCTAGAGAATTACTCTCTGGAGAAACATTTCGCAGTTCTGTGACTACTTGTTTAACTTGATCAATGCTATCAACATCTAGATCATTTAGTATTCTACTTTCAACATCCTTTTTGGCATTGGCGGCAATTCTGTTTGTGTCGTCTCTAGAGTAAACTCTAACTCCGTCTACATACATTTTCGAATCACGCATCTCAACCTTAGGTGATGAAGGTGTATCTACTACATCTGATTTCTGGTCTTGTGATTGTACCTCAGTATCAGTATTAACTGGTTGCACGGTTTCGCCTGCAACTGGCGTATCTATATTTTGTCCTTCCGACATTTTATTCTCCTATTGTCCCTGAGTTGGGGTATTATCAAGATATTACAAGCCTTTGTTAGTTGATGTACTTTCCATCAACTCTTCAAGTCTCATGCGTATCTTGTCACGCATATTATTTCTAAAATCTGGTTCCGAGGCTGTCTGTCCGATAGCCGCCTCATATTCTTCGTGTGTTTCAAATGGCATGTATATACTAGTGCCATCTGCTTGAACGTGCTCGTGTGCGCCAGTTCCTCCTAATCTATTTGCTTCTGCTATTGCTTCTGCTTCAGTGTTGTAACTTGGTGCTTCTATATCACTACCAAACATTTCATCATATTTGTTTACAACGTTAATTAAGACATCTATTTCTTTTAATTCTGTTTCTAATGCTCTTTTGTTATATTGTCTACTGTATGATACACGGAAATCTTCTGGTTTTTGTTGGTTAGTCCAATCAAAATAGATATCAAACAGTTTGCTTTCTGCATTTTCTAAGTTTGTTGCTTTCTTTCTTATAAGTGCGGCAAGTTTATCGTCAAATATTTCAATTTGTTCGCCACTGTTACTTGCTCTAATCAAGTCTTCACTACGCAACATTGCTATTTGTGTTAATTTGTTTAATTTGTTGTCTATCAAATCACGTATTTCTGTGA